CATTTTTTCTTCAGTGCGCTGGATCACCTCTGTGGCAGTCATTTGAGGACCGGTGCCTAAAATCAGCTGGTCTACATAGAACGCCGCGCGGATCGCGGTGCGTCTCTGCTCCAGTTGTTCGTTGCCGAGCGGGTTGTTTGCTCCAATATTCAGCGGCTCGATACGATCGCGTGTGCCTGACCTGTAGAAGTTCAACCCGCCTGGCTGGGTCCGCACGGGCAGCATGAAGCCGTCATCAGGGACCATCAAAGGCGGATGCATCTGCAGCTGCGCTGCCCGGAGGACAACTTCCGACATCTTGTTGACCATCTTCGTATCCGGCAGTGCGGTCATCGATGGCGAGCGGCCATAGCCCAGCTCGAAAGAGGCTTTCAGAAAACGTGGCACACAATACGGGAACTCGTCGTAGCCCCCTTCGCTCATAATCTGCTTTTGATCCGGGTCTATATAAAGAGACGCAAACGGTTTGTTTGCCGCATTCTTTTTGCGCCGGTTGCGATCTTCACGCGGCATTACGACGTGCAGCAGCTCCACCTCGCCGTAGGGATCGTCCTGCAACATCTTGGCTATGCGCTGTGTGATGCCATTGCCCAGTTGTGCAGCCGCCGCGCGCGCTGTCGTTTTATAAGTGCGGAACACGGTATCGACGCGCCCGTCCGCATTTTCGGACACATAGCACTCGGCAATGTGCCTGGTAGAAAACCGGACGCCGTCTTTGCCTTCGTTCTCAATGAACATGACACCAGTGCCAAACGTCACCAGGTCTGAATACAGCTCATGGATCTGCTCTTGAAAGTTCGACCGGGCCAAGTGCTGATACATGACCTCGGTCGCTGCTTCCAACCACTCTCGCGCGGCGTCGTCCTGGTTAAAATCATCCTCTCGGTACGCCAGGCTAAACCACGGCGTAGACGCATTGGTGAGCATCCCGTGCAAAGACGCAGCCATTAGCTCAGCGGCATGAATAGCGGTGCCGTCGAAGATCAGCTCAGTGCGCTTGTCACCAGGCGTGCGTTTCTTCGTGATGTCGGCTTTGCGCGGAACAACGTAGTCCGCGATCTCCTGCCAGTGCGTCTCCCAGTGAGACCGTTGCGTCCGCAACGTGGAGTACCGCTTCATCAAAGCGGCAGCGCGAGGATCATCAACCATTAGCTACCCAGCAGAGTTTTCTTTGTGGTCTGGGCTGGAGCCGTAAGGCCCATGCCGCCGGTGACATTGGTCGAAGCCTGGCCGCGCCGTTTTTTCAGCTTTGTCTCGGTGCGCTCAGTCTCTTTAACCGCTGTCGGTTTGACAGGCGGGTCAGGAGGCGGTGGAGGCGGCGGTGGAGGCGGAGGGGGTGGCGAAGGTGAGAATTTACCCATCAAAGACTCGCTTTCATTGTGGGTCCGCAATCGCGGAACCCGGATCGTTTTAAGAGGTTTACAAACAGGCGCTGCTCTCGGTCATCCAACTCCGCGGTCGCGGTGGAATAGACAGCGAGGCAATCGTGATCGTTGGCTACTTCAAAAATGTAATCGAGCAGCAGACGGCTAGCGTTGGTGCGTCTACCGGCAGGCAGAACCCAAAACTTTATTACGTAACAGAGCGGTTGCGCCCAGATTTCTTTGGATAGCGCCAGGATAACGCCACCAACTATTTCGCCACCGTTATCAGCGACAACAATCTGCCGATCGTCGTAGATCATAAAATCGCGCAGGTACTCGCGTGCCGCTTCAATATCGACCTCGCCGACAAAACGGCTTTCGGTATTCGCGTTTATTGCGATCTCGACCAGCTCGGTTAGGTCATGCTCGGTCGCCGGTCTCAGATCGATCACGCGATCGCCTGCTCAAACGGGTTGTAATCCATCTCAGCAAACGCCTGGGGTGCCTGCCCCGTGCCGCCTCGCTGCCTCGGTATCGCGATCGCCGCGTAACGCCAGGCATCAGCCGCATGTGACGCCCAGTCATGGACCGGTGTCGCGCGGAACGTGCGCAGGCGCTCATTATAAGCGCGGTGGTATTGCCTCAGCGCTTCCAGACCCGCCTTACAATTGTCTCGATCAAACCAGCAGCGCTCGATAAGCAGCTGCGCAGCATGGATGCCATCTTCGACCGGAAGTTTCGGCACCACGCGGAAATTGATGCCCAGATCCCACGCAGTTTCGCGCCGACTTTTGCCCGTGCCCAGCTCCCGCACATCAATATCGTGCGGAGCGTTATGCTCACCGTAGAGATAGCCACGCTTCGATAGTATCTCCACATAATGTGGAAGACCTTCGTTACGGGCTTCATAATAGTCGATAACATGTACCCTGCCCCCTGGCAGCGATTGCGTGAACCAGATCGCAGTGCTGTCGCCTATTCCCAGATCCCAATGCGTATCTACTTTGAGTGTCCGATCGTAGGGCACTTCCGTTATGCGCCCGTCCTCAAGCGACTTATGCAGCTCTTTACCGAATATCGCGCCAGGGATGTTGGCAACCCAGCTGCACTCAAATTCCTGCAGGTACTGGTCCTCGGTCATCATCGACCGCGCGGCCGTCAGCTCTTCGCGCGGTACGATGCCCGTCTCAGATGCTCTATACGTGACCGCTAACCAGTCATCCTGATCCGTTGCCTGCTCGAACAGGTCATAGAACGCATTGTGCCCCTGGGGCGTGCCAATGAAGTAACAGAACGTAGGCACGTCAGGGTCGTTGCGATCGGACAACGCAGGCCGGATGATCTCCGGGAAGATGCTTTCCGGTTGCTGCGCCATTTCGTCCATGACGCATCCATCTAGATAAATTCCGCGCAGACTGTCGGGCTGCTCAGATCCCAGCAGCTGTATCCGCGCCCCGTTGGGCAAGTCCACACGCAGCTCAGTCTCGTGAAACCGCACACCAGGGATATCGCGCGCATACATCTTCGCGTAGTCCCAGGCGACTTGCTTCATCTGCCGATACGTCGGCCCGATCATCGCAAAGCGCGGGTTGGGCCGCTGGCACATAATGGCTGCACGCAGCAGGTGATTGACCGCCATCACAGTCTTGCCCCACCGGCGATGGCATACGATTACCGCCCAGCGATAGCCAGCCAGATCATCATGCAGTTCAGCCTGTAGCGGCCGTGGAGCATACGGGATTGTGATATTGGTCAATGGATACCAGCCGCAGGCTCAAGCTCGTCAGCGTCGCCCATAATGTCGTACAGCATCATCTGCGCCTCTGAGGCGTGCGCGAACCCTGTTATGTCGATCACCAGGCGGTACTTCCCGTCCGGGCATTCAACGGTGAACGCGGAGTAAGTCAGATCGTCTGTGAAGATGGCAGACACTCCATTTCAGGTATATTATACGTATTACTCTAGCGCCCCTTTTCCTTGGGGGGTGGGGGGGCCTCGCCAGGAAATCGCGGCCCTCGATCGACCCCTATCTCAATGCAACGGGTCGCAATCCCGCCACACCACCGCAGAACTCTGCGGGTTCTGCAGATCGGGGCACCAATCCGAGTACCAACAGGCCGATGCCTGCCTCGATCTCGATAAACTTAGGAACCTAAGAACCTCGCGCGCGTAGCCAGGTCAGACAGGATACATATTATATATATCCCTACCCCTTCTTCCTGTTCGCTAGCCTCGACATCACCGACAAGTTCCTCGGCCGGTTATCCCTGGCATTACCATTGCGATGGTCCACTTCCTTGCCATCGCCTTTCCGCACACGTCCTGCCTTCATCATGCTGCGTCGAGCTGCGTTACGCCCTGCTCTACGCTTCTTCTGTCCAGGCTTCGCATGGTACGTGTCGTACTCTTTGCGATAGTCTCTAGCCATCGGCAGGCTCGACAACAGGCTCACCGCTGTCCCACGATATGGTGATAGAATTGTTGGTCGGCTGGTCTTCCTTCTTATCTCTCAGCCCATACGGCTGTATCCTGGCAAAGGTCCACTTCAGCGTATCGATCTCTAGCCTTCTCCGCTGTACCTCAGCATTGAGCTGCCGCGGGTCCATGCCTTCATCAAGCGGAGCTGTAGCCAGGTCTACCAGCTGGTCAGCATAGAACTCAGCCTGCAGCACCCTGCCCTTCCGATACATCTCGTACAGCTCTTCATCTTTCTGCACGGCACGGGTCACGCTGCGATAGCTGGGCATACCCTTAGCCTTGACGACCTGCGTCAGGCTTTTGCCTTCAGCCAATCCATCACAGATCGCCTGCATCTGATCTTCAGTAACAGCCATTCAATTTTCCAATAAAAAGCCCGGCAACTTTTTGCAGCTGCCGGGCAAGTACCTGGAGGTAACCATGATGTCGGGGAAGGGAGACCAAGAAACCCCAACATAGAGGAATCATACTGATTTTGACGTCATTGGCAACCTTTATTGATTCTTTGTGTCTATGACATTGACACTATATGTCATCAGATCAAATACCACAGCGATAGCAGCGCCGTCTCATATCTGCGCTTTGCTGTCCGCGGATCACAGTGCAGGATCTTGCTCAGCAGTCTCCAGGACGGGCCTCGATCGCGATACGCTGCACTATGTGCCACTGCCCATAGCAGTCGCCTATCATCAGGGTCAGGCAGGCTCAGCACCAGGTTGATCGCATACCCATACTCATCGATAAGCACGGCAGTCGGTCGCGGCAGTCTCGGCTCGATATCGCTGTAAGCGTAGGCAGTCCACTCGTTAGGATACTCAGGCCAGCTCGCCATCTTCTGCTTACGCAATGCGGCAGGCATGGCACGCTCAGTCTCAGCTGCCCGGATCAGCATGTCATGCAGGTCGGTTACCCGCGCAGGTGAAAACGGGCTTCTAGCTTTCTTAGCCATCCGCGCAGCTCCTGCTCATCCATCGCAGCTACACCAGCTGCCAGCTCGCCATAGCCTGTTGCGCTGTACCGCGGCCGCAGCTTGCGCAGCACACGATCAACACGCCAGGCCAGCTCATCTGTCCTGCGCCGATCGATCGCGTTTACGTAGTTTGAATTGGAATACCGCACTGCTGCAGATATATGCTTGCTGATATCAGCTGCAGATATATGCATGCCTGTATTGGCAACTGGTGGAGTTTTTTTTAAGGAAGTTTTGGGGGCAGATATGGCTGCTAAATCTTGCTGCCTATATATGCAGGGTTCATAACATTTTTTTGGCTGTTTGGCTAGATCGTCGAGCATGTCCCAGAACCATTTTCTTGAGTTATCCCCCACAATCGTCACTTATCCTCAGCGTCGGTATAACCTGTGCCCTGGCAAACATGGCACTCGGCCTCGTAAACCCGATAGCTCTGCCACGGTGATTGGTTGCTTACACCGCCGATGATAGCTTCGTATTCACACCGGCCGGTGCCCTCACAGGCTTCGCATTCTATTTCTGGTGCAGCCATTCCGCCTCCGCTGCAGCTGCGCAGGCAGGGCACGCATCGATGCCGCCTATCTCTTCAATCTCTTCGACCGTGTCCCAGATCCAACCGCAATCGGCTAGCACCTCTTTGGCAACCAGGCGCTTGATCTGACGCATCGGCCGATCGATGACGCCGGTGTCAGCACATACAAGGCACGTCATGGGACGTACTTTCGTTTGGTGATTTTGATCTCAGTAATCTGGACGCCTGGGTACAGTGCCTCGACCAGCTTCTTCTTGATGCGATAGACCGGCGTTGGCTTGCCTTTGACATCCTCGACAACGACATGCCCCGCCTGGCCCTGCGGCCCTGGTTCTTTGCTGAAGTATCGAAAGTCCGCGATGTAGTTGCAGATCTTCTGCCCGTTGATGCTGACCTCATACTTAGGCTGCAGCTCCAGCTGACTGATGTCGCCTAGTTTCACCAGCTCGCGCAGCTGGCAGTAACGCTCAGCTTCTGCCTTGCTGGCAAACATGATCCCATCGATCTCAGTGCGGACAGCACGGTACTTGGTCATGCCAGCCGCCTGACCCATTCACTCGGCACGATGATAGACGGGAGCGGGTAATCCTCAGTCGGCTCCCATTCACCGCTGGCGATCCAGTCATCGAGCAGCTCTGGCCGTTGCAGCTCAACGCAGGCCATGCTGCTGACACTGGTCTCGCGGCCCAGGAAGATCTTTCCCTGGCCGTCGTACCCCGCCTTCTCCAGCTTATACCGATCGGTAAAAGTCATTGGCTGTCACCGCGCCATCAGTCATCCGCATGATGCGGCTCAGATACCGGGCACTAGGTTTGAAATGGTTGGGGTGGTCCTCCGGGAGACACCAGCGGCGAACAACTGTCGCATGCGGCGCGCCTGCCATTCTGGCAAGCTCGCTATATGTCCAACCCCGGAGGTTCCTGTATTCGTTTAACGTCATGCGCAAACGATAAATTGACATGAACTGTCAATGCAAGGGGGTGATTGACTTTATTTGTCAATGTAGATCACTTGTCATAACATAATTGATTGTAGATAGTAGTCGGCTGAAAAAAAGGTGGGACACCATGGTTAACAATCTGAAGACGATTGCGAAGCGTGCCGGGTTCACTGGCAAGGCTCTCGCTGACGAACGGGGAGTAACCCCGGAGACGGTCAGCCGTCACATGACAGGACGGGTTCGATTGTCACTAGAAGATGCTGGCGATTACGCAGCGATCCTTGGCTGCACCCCAGAAGAAATACTTTTTGATCCGCGTACAGTGCCAGTCTTTGGCATCTGTGATGGCAACCACACAGTCACGCCAATATCTGCGGCTGACGG